ATTCTGGTTTCAATCAAACAGCCTTGTAATTCGCACCACCTCCTTCGGCTTTCTGACTTCCGGAAACCGTAGAACAAGTGGATGATCGAGCGCGAGCACACGACCAAAGTTATCGATATCGTCCATGGCCTCTGGATTTTCTTTTAAAACAGCTTCCACAGCTCCATCCGTGAAACCATAGATTTCAAGGCAGAGAAGGTCAATGTCATCGCCCTCGTTCACTTTACGCAGCAGCATAACTCTCCAGTTCTATTGTGAAGTCAATTTTTCGTGGTGTCCCATCATCGTTGAAAAGCGTTCTGCTTTCCTTGATTGACGTCACGATCCAATCGCCGAGGTTTTCCCCGACTGCTGTATCTGCATAGATCAAAGGATAGGGAACCCCTTCACGCGCCATGTCGCGTAGCTTTTTCAGCTGGCCCAGCCCGCCCCGGAAGTAGGGGTAGATGGATCCCTGGATTTGGATCTTCTCGCCTTCAGGTGCAATCCACTGTCTTACAGGATGACCACCTATGACCTTGACCTTTGCCCAGTCATACGCCGAGTCACGGTCCAGCTTTTGAAATGGCGTACCCTGCGTCTCAAAGACAAATGACCCAAGACGGGCAAGGTAGTTTTTGCGAATCAGCGAATAGCTCAAAAGGCTCCCACGGGATCCAGATTGGTGCGGCTCACCTGACCCCTGAAGGGAGATCGAATCCCCTTCTGCACATGCTCGACGGCTTTTCTGGAACCCTCGTCATTGCTGAGCATGTGAAAATCGTTTTTTTGATTGACTATGTGAGTAAGAGTGCGCGTATCTCCTGTCTGGATAGGCTGCGTTACATTTCCTGGCAGCTCCGGACCTGCCTCGGAGAGCTCCTTCAATGGGATCCTGCGGCCATCGGTGAGTTTCAGCTCAGCATGTGAATCGGAAGAGAATATGCCGGCGATCATTTTGAAATATGGTTTGATCTTGTCCGCGAATTTTCGGAAGTAATCGACCACCTTGTCCCAATTGGCGATCACAAACCCAAGGGGCGTCAGCTCCACGAACGGCTTGATCGCATCCCAGACCGTTTTGACAACGGGCGCGATCTTCTCAAAGACTTTGGCCAGCTTGACCTTGATTGAATCCCAGTTTTTATAAACGTAGATCGCTGCAGCACCGAGAGCGACCGCCGCAGTAACCGCAAGACCAATAGGGCTGATTCGCATGACAAGGTTCCAGGCCCTCTGGGCGAGGGAAACAAACTGAATGGCTTTGGCCAGATTCCAGATCGAGGTGATGGCGGATCCTGCCCCGCTTGCCATGGCTTTGATTACAGTCCCGCTGAGTGACATGGTCTTCAGCCAGCCCTTCTTCGTGAGGCTTGCGAAGTTGATGACGCCAGCCAGCGAACTCATGGAAAGTTTGAAGCCGATAAGAAGAGCCTTGTTTGCGATGAAGCCTGCTGCCAGATAACCAAGCCACTTTGTAAGATCCTTGTGTTCTCCAACCCACATGGCGAAGGACTGGATGAGTGGGCTTAGCTGTCTTAAAAGGTCCGCAAGGGTCGGGAGGAATATACTGCCGATGGCGATTGCCGTTTCCTCGACGCATGACTGCATATTCTTCAGCGCGCCCCAGGTTGTCGTGTTGAGTTTTTCGGAAATCTCGGAAGCGGAATTGGTCTTTTCCAGATGCGCAGCCAGTTCGGAAAAACTCTTCTGGCCTTTGGCTGCTTCCTCCGTCAGCTTATGCAGAGCATCGCGTGACCTCGAAAAGAGGATGGCCATGCTTTCATCGCGCTTCGCCTGGGGCTCCTCTTCCAGCGCCTTGAGGACATCACCCGTGATTTCCTCGTTGGAACGGTTTTCACCGAAGTAGCCTTTCTGAGAGACGTTAAGCCTCTGCAGCTCCTTCTGGGCCGCTTTGCTCGAAAGGTTCAGCTCAGCCGGCAGCGCTTCCTTCTTGAGCTGCTTTCTGGGAAAGACCGCATTGAATCGAGCTTCAAATTCGGGACCTTTGACGCCAGCAAAGATCTTTGGCAGCTCCGATACAATCTGGGCCTTGCTCATTCCATCCTTGATCGAAATACCAAATCGTTCGGCAAGAGGCTTGAGCTGCGCGGGACTCATGCTTTTGAGTTCATCAACCGCTGCGCGGAAGGCTGGCGCCATTTCAAGCTTTTTGATTTCAAGGTCAAGCACACCGGACCTCTTGGCCTTGATAATCTCAACGGTCCCGGCTGCGGCTTCCTCACCGCCGATCTTCTTGATCTTCTCCATCCGCTCCGCTGTGCCGAACCTGTCGAGCGCTTTGGCGATGTCGCCGATGATCACCTGGGTTCCACGGAAGTTGCCGCTTTTGTCCCGGGTCCTGACCCCAAGTTCCTCCAAAGCCTTTTTGGCTTCGGCAGGCGGGGCCGAAAGGCGGCTATAGAGCGAGCGGAGCGCTGTACCGGCCATCGAATCCTGGATACCCACATTGCCGAGAACCCCAGCCGAGGCGCTCACTTCCTCGATCGATGAACCGAGGGCCGAAGCAATGGGAGCCACATATTTCATGGTCTCAGCCAAGCCACGGAGCGTGGCATTTGACCCGACGAATGTTGCGGTCAGGACATCGCCAACGCGTGCCATCGCCGAGGCATCAAGGTTGAAGCCCCGGAGCATATTGGAGGCCATGTTTGCGGTGTCGGCGAGATCCGTTTCCCCGGCCTCGGCAAGTTTGAGGGTGGCAGGCAGCGCAGATTGGATTTCGCGGGGCGTAAATCCGGCCTGCCCAAGGTAGGACTGAGCATTGGCCGCATCCGTCGCTGAAAAGACCGTATCCCGGCCAAGATCCCTGGCCAGCTTCGCAAGACCCGCGATTTCATCGCTTGTTGCCGATGTGGTGGCACCGACCTTGGCGATCGCCTGCTCAAAATCCCCTGCGATCTTTATAGGGGTGCCAAGGGCAATGGTGGAAGCTGTGAGGGCATAGAAGTCGGACATCGCCGAGCTGCGGAGCTCCCTGGCCCTCTGGGCGAGCATACGGGAACGGCTGACGTCCGCATAGGCCGCTTGGTTCTTTGTGAGCTGTGCGCCGAGCTTTCGCTCAGCATTTGCAAGCTGATTGACGTCGTGGCCGGCGTCCTTCAGTTCCTTCTCATACTGATCAACCCGACCGGAAGCCGCTTTCAGAGCTGAGGAGGAAGCGTCGTGCGACCGCGTTGCCTTGTCAATTGCCTTCTGGTGGCTTTGCACTGCCGCAGTCGCTGCAGTCAGCTGGTTCTTTTGCTCGGTATAAGTCGAAGACGCCTGCTGATGGACAGCCCTGGCCGCCTTAAGGGTCTGGCTCGTCTTATCGACAGCAGCAGCGGCTTCCTCAAGAGCCTTTTTATGCTCCCTGGTCCTGTTTTTGTTCCGGGCGAACTCTTCGGTGAGCAGAGAGAGATGAGCCTTGGCTGTCAGATGACTATCAGCTGCCTTCTGAACTTCGAGTCCGGCAAGGCCCATTTCCTTTTTGGCAGCCGCCACAGCAGTCTTCTGGGCCAGCTGTGCAGCTTCCACTGCCTGGAGATCGCCTTTAAGCCTGACAATTTCGGCATCGTACTTCGCCGTCTCTGCTGTAAGGCCCGAAACCTTGTCGCGAAGCTCCTGCAAAGTCCTGACGCTCGCAGCCTGGGAGCTGAGCGCACCTATGGTCTTTTTGAGGTTCGAAAGCTGATCTTCCGTCGTGGAAAATGCTTTTTGAAAAGCCTGCCCAAGGGCCGCTCTTATTTCAATGTTGACCTGTCGCGTGCTCACCCAAGATCCCAGCTGCCTGTTTGCATGGCCTGCACACCTTTCGTGTGAGCGGCCTCTCTGTCATCCTCTTTCAATGCTTCGAGCCAGAAGATCAGCTCGTCTTCAGGCATCTCAAGCGTCTGGGACGCGGTGAACCCGTACTCCCGGTGCATCAGACGCACGGCCCTTGCGATTTCGATCTCGCCGCTTGAGATCTGGTTCGGGGGATTTTTTTTCCGCTCGCTTCTCAAGGAGACCGACTACGTGCTGGGCAATTTTTTCAAAGTCATCATCCCCGAGCTGATCGAAGAGATCCTCCGGCATGTCGCAGATGGAGGCACAAAGCGAGAGCAGCCCGTCTGTTTCCGAGAGCGAATCCAGCTTTTCCATCAGGCGCCGTTCCTTGACCCGGATCCGATCCGACAGTTCGATCTCGGTATAGCTGATGTTTTGGAACTCAAATGGGTTTTCGAGAATCAGTTTCAAGCAGAGGGTCCTATATCAGAAGGTTTTGGCGAGTGATTGCGTTCTGGTCGATCGGGCCGACGAACACGATGCCGTTGGGCATGTCGATGTTTACGAGCGGAATTCCATTACGGCTAAGGGACCATCGCCAGACGGCCATCTCAATGGACTGCATCGCGGATTTGATGTCCCCTGCTTTCCATGTCCCCGCTTCGATCTTTTTGATCCAGCCGGATATGACACTTACAACGGGCTCCGATGGTCCCGCCGGAACTTTGACGCTTCCCGTGACGAGCGCTGTAATGAGGCCGGTGGAGTTGAGGCCAGCAGCAAGGTAGGCTTCGTAGGTTTGTTCCAGAATTTTGAACGTAGCTGTCAGCTTTTCGAGCGTGACAGGAATTTCAATCGCCCCGGGCATGCCGCCCAGGGTGATCTCCTCAGCCTTCCAGCTGAGCTGTGGGATAACTATTTCTTCGACTTTTCCAGAAAAATTCGATCCGTTGAATTGCACAGTGGCATTCGCAAGTACAGCAGGTAAGAGCAATCAAAATCCTTAGGCAGCGTTGGCAGCGGTGGCAACTTGAGTGAGAAAATCCGAAGTCACTTCCTCTTCAAACGTGAGGGTTTCGGATACCGGGGTAGGCGTGAAACGATAGGTGAAATAGGCCCGGCCATCGAACAGGCTCTCGGGGGTGTTTTTCGATTTGTTCGGGAAGCATTCGCCACCCGCGATCGCCCCGAGGCCCATCAGGTAGGCAAAGTAGCTGTTCACGCTTGCTGCGACGGTTTCAAAGTAAGTCGCAGTCAGACCTTTGGCGATGGCCCACTGGTGGCTGATGATGAGCGCCTCCTTCACCGCATAGCGGATCCTGAGTTTTTGCAGCTGATTGGATGTTAGATCGGTCTGATCACCAGTTCCTCTTACGCCCCAGAGGCGAAAGCCCATGGCCCTGACAACCGTGGCCACCTGCATGGCGTTAAGTCTCTGACCCAGAGACTGCGGATCGTCCAGTGCAAAGGAAATGGGAACGCTTGTTCCCACGATCCCCTGAATCTCCCGATTTGATGGGGATTCCCAGTAGTTGATGGTCCCGAGCAGGCCCGCTACGTATGGACTCGCGGGCACATCTTTATAGCCTTGTCCATCTGCGATTTTCACCTTGGGATAGACCATGTAGATGCCTTCATCGCCATTGGCATCCCGGTAGTCTTTCACTTTTGCGCCATCCCCCGGGCCATCCACAACACCGACGCCGTTCAGGCGGCGGGCAGTCTGGGCGAGCTTTTTCGCTACAGAATCGGCAAGGATCGCCGTAGGTGTAGCCGGGTCCACCGGAAGATTCCCGGTGTGTCCGCCTGCAACCAGGACCTTGGGTTTGATCCCTGTCACCGATTCAGCGTCGAGCAGCTTTTCTATGGCCGACTCGATATCGGCGGCGGATTCCGACTTAGCTTTGACGACTACAACGGTGGGATTGCCTTGCTCGTAAATCCCGGTCAGCGAATCATAGAGGGTGCCCTTGGGTTCGCCCGACTCATGAATGGCGCCAAGAGCTTCCTCTTTGGAATGAAACGCAATTGGGACTTCCTCCTTGATGCTGCTTTTGGAATGGGGAGCTGTGCCTACTGCTCCGATTGCACTCTGGTTGGGTGTGCGAATGATCCTCACCTCTTTGGTGCCGGATACAACCACGATCCCGTGAACGTAACCTTGTTCAGACATACTTGACTTCAAAATCTCCGTGAAAAATGCGTGTTAATGTCCCCCGTGCAGGAGCGGACAATTCGAGGGCGGTGTTGATGGCTTTCAGTTGGAGCTGGTTCGGAACAAGGCCTGGATCAAGCTCATAGGTGGTTGGTGAGAGGCGTCGAAACGTAAAATTTTGAATGCCGACCCACGAGAGTGCCATTCGGATGGATTTAAGAGTTCCTCGGTAGCGCAGGAATTCGCCCTTTTCCTGTAGCACCTTTCTAATCGAAATTGCGTAAGGCGCGATCTTTTCGAACGAACCTTCAAGGAGAAGGGCCTCGGTAAACTGCCCACTGTCGCCACCGTCGCGAATGGCAAGCATCCTTTGAGGGGTATATGCCGGAAAATAGCGGCGGATGTGATGTTCGATCAAACGAGTCGTTCCAGTGCTAATGTGATCTTGCCAGGGCTCGGGTATTCGATTGCCCGCGTTGTTGAGTCGGGAGCATCTGCTATGGGGGTCTTAAGTTTGACGGCATCAACAACCGACGTGTGAAGCTCTTTGGTAATCCACGAGACGGAAGGCATCCATCCAAGGCGCATCTCACGCTGCCAGGATTGGAGGAGTGACGACTGAATGGCGTCGAGCGCGCTCTGGCCGTAACCGGGTTTCAGGCGAAAGTCCGCCTGGATATTGACTGTTAGCGGGTTGGCCACCCTTACTTCCACTTCGTCCAGAGCAGGTTTCACTGATTCCTTTGTGAGATAGGCCGTGACCGCAGCAGCGAGACCACTGGAAATCGCGTTGTCCTTTGAACTCGGCAGAATGTAAACGACGACCTTTCCTGCTTCAGGGCGCACAGCCGCGTCCAGCACCTGGTGGACAGTGTTACCGACTTTAAATCGCCCCGAAAGAACCGCCAAAGCTCGATACATCTCGCGGGATCCGGCAGGCGACGAGGCGCCAATGGAAAGGAGAATCCGTGAGAGGAAATCCGAAAAGCTCTCGTCATCACGCCGCTGCCCTTGGAAGATAAAGTCCAGTTCTGAGGAAAGTGCAACGAGCTGAGCAAGTGCAGCATGATTGATCTTTTGCCGAATGATCAGCTCAGAGTATGCAAGCTCTGAAAGTATCTGATATATGGGATCAGATGGCTGCGGGGTCTCAAACTCTGGCACTTCCCTCCTGTAACTTTCGGTGAAGCGGGTCAGTTTATCCTGGAAAATTTCACTGTGCCTGAGATCTTCGATCAGAAGGGGAATCTTCATGCTCAGCCTTCCACCTCGACAAGGCTGTCCTGCCAGACTATGCGCACCTTAAGTCTCACCCTGGCTTCATCGACCGATGGTTCGACGGAAACCAGACGCACCAGGGGAATGGCCCGCAGGATGCTGTCTCTGATATCAGCCGTAAGATTGAGGAGCCATTCACTCGTGATGCTCTTGTCGACATACTGCATCAAATCAAGACCGAACCAGCGCATCATGGGGATCGCCCCTTTTTGCGTGCGAAGGATGCGGCGAATGCTCTGCTCAACGAACGGTAAACCGACCAGAAGCTTTCCAGTCCTTTGATCCATGCCCATCATTGGAGCTTTCCTCCTGTCAGCGGACCACCACCAGACGGGCAGCTCCCAACGACGAGGGCGTTCTTTCCAATGTGTGACAGGACGATGGCGGCCAATTTCTCCCAGGCTTCGTCGTAATCTTTAACATTCTTCATTGCGGCCTTGAGTTCGGACGCAAGTGCATTCTCGGAGCCTTGCAGCGGCATGCTTTATCCAACAAATGAGTCGAGCTTCTTCTTCAAGGGAGGAAGTTTCGTTGCGTTATCGATGGACTCCCTATCGCCCATCATCGTTGGGGTTTTACTGCCTGCGATCGTCGCTGCCATTTCTGATAGCGTAGGGATGAGGCTGCAGGTGCCGTTCCAGACTTCGACCTTGTCAGCTTCGAAGGAAATCGCCGTCGCTTTGATCTCGACCCTGAGCCCATCCTTGCGGCTGAGTGAAAGCGTATGGGACGAGGCATCGTAGCTCATGGAGAAACCATCCGAAGTCTGGGTCGTGAAAAGCTCAGCCAACCGTGAGGGCTGATCGTAGGTGTCAGAATAAAGACCGCGTAGTGCGCATCCCAGTGCAAGGTCTCCACCGGGGGCAAGGATCATGCACTGCTCGCCCACTAGAGGCGGCTGCCAGCTTCTGGCCTTGCCAGCTCCAGTGGCGAAGAATGGAAGCCAGTCCGTCCTGATATCCCCTGACTCCACACGAACCAGGGCTTGATCGAGGTCGACCTCTGCAATGCGTCCATAACGGAGCACATTTGCAAGGCGCCGGGAAAGCTCACTTACTTCTGCCAGAAGGTCCTCGCCAGTCATGATGCTCACGCCACGGCATTCAGCTGAACCCTGGTGGCTGCCCGGGGCACAAGGTAGTTGATCCTGTAGACATGCTGCGCAGCGGACACGACATCCACACCGCCGCCCTCGACCACGAAATGAACCGATACAAGGTCAATCTTTCGCAGAAGCTTTGACAGCGATCCGTCCAGCAGGATGGACTCCAGTTCATCAGAGAGGGAGTAGATTTCATCTTCTGGATCGTGGGCCGGAATGATGCCGACCTCAACGCGCAACTCCAGCTCCCTCTCTGTGTAGATGTCCTTGTCGTCAAGCACTTTCTCAGTTGGAAAATAGATCAGAGCAGCTGGAAAGTCGGATGATTCCAGTGGTGAAGTCCGGGCGCTAAACCTCTGGATATTGAGTTTCGATTGCAGGAGGCTCCGGACTTCATTGCGTATGTCTTTACGGTTATTCATCAAAATTTTCCAATTGCAAGGCTATCGGCGCCAGGCTTTGCACGCTCAAGGTCCAGCTCAACGATGCCGACGCCGCTAACCTCTGCTTCCTTGATAATGTAGACGACGCCGGTTTCAAGGCGCCTGATTATGGTCCCTCTCTGAAGGTCGGCCCCGGCTTCCGCCGGAATGTGGAGAATTGCCTTAAGATGGTTCACCCCTGGTTTCACGGGATTTTTCTTATCCGAATACTCGAAGAAGTGACCTTCGATCGGACGCTTGTCCTCGATGAGAAATCTCTCAGCTTCAAGGCTTTTCATCAGGCTACCTGCATGAGGCAGGCCGCATTAGGATCATAGCTGACCAAAAGGGGCGCGGATTGAATCATGATATAGCGATGACTTGGGTCGTCGTTTTCCCAGCTTTTAAGAAAAAACGGCATTGCCTTAAGCTCGGCCTTGCGATCCTTGATGGCCCCAAAGTGACGAACCCCATCAATAGATTTTCCGATCAGGAGGGCCTCGCCAGGATCAAGAAACCGCTTTTCGATACCATCATCCAGGTAGGTTCCATAATGAACGAAGATATTGTAGTCGCCAAAAGTACCCTTATACTGCACATCCTCAGACTGTTCCTTGGGAGTGAGAACAAGCGATGAATCCACATTCCGGAGGAGTGTCGCCGCAGCGCGCACTTCCTTATTGTTTCGGAACTGGACCCAGGCTCTCGAACCAAGAATAATGTCAGTAGCGCGGGCATTGCGGTTCGACTTCGTCGCAATCTTTCGACTCTTGTCCTCCAGGAACTCGGTCATGTTAAGATCGAGGTTGGTCCATTTCTGATTGGCAGGGAGGTCAGTGATCGTAAGTTCTGGATCGCGACCGAAGTCAAGCTGCGCGCTCAGGCCCTCACCGATGATGGTGGCCTTGCCAGTTTTACAAACTTCGGTGGCCATAACCTCAAGTCGATTTTGCAACCTCTCGCGGAGACGCTCGGTGTCCAGCACAACGTGAAGCCGCATGCGCTGCTCGGCACTAAGGGAACCGCCGAAGGGCTCACCGGCCAGACGCTTGAGTGGGCGCTCGGCGTCATGGACGACTTTTTCCTTCACGTAAGCTGGCCGATAGGATTTGGTTGAGTAGCCTTCGTGCGTCAGGAGCTTGCCCTGGTGAAGGGGGTGTACGAAAGGTGAGATGCCTTCGGAGGATTCCACGACATCGAAGTAAACTTCCTCGGATTCGTGGGTAACTTCGGTCGGAAAATATCGGTTGAGAAAGAAGCGAGGCTGAAGTTTCAGCCGGTTTACCACGCGATGGAGGTGGTAAGTGGAATAAATCGGAAGAGTCAAAATAAACCTTGAAGAAAAAATGCACTGTGACGCAGCCTTTGCGCAGGCTGCCTGTCAAAACCAACTTTGAACGCGATCAGCCTTGAAAGAAGATCGACCTCAGCTCCAGCTTTTCCTTGATGCTGGCAATTGTATGTCCTTTGCCGAGAAATACACCCTTTGGATAGAAGGATCCTGTAAGATAACCGATCGTGAGGCGATCTCCCTTGCTGGCGTCAACATCTTCGGCCAGGATGCGGCTAGGCTCTTCGCTGCCATCCTTGATTTCCGCGTTCGCGTCGTCAACCCTGGCCGAGAGCACGTACTTGCCCGAGTCGGCTTTTTTGCCAAGAACAGCCCCT